TGATAATCTGGCGATGGATTTCAGGGGGATGATTTCATCGCAGATATGACAACGAGCCGATTTGCGGGTTATACCGATCGTGTCTTTCAGGCAGCGTTCAGAACCGTCACCAAAATCACCCAAAAATAAATCAAATGACAGAACGGCATCCGTGTAATTCATTATTTATCCCCCAAGCGTTTATTAATGGCACGAACAGCAAGCTCACGTAGCTTCTCAACACCAATAAACCCAATGGCACCCCCGATAGCCGGTGCAAAACTGGCAGGAATGCCGAACATTTCTAATCCGCTGGAGACGCTCCATGACAGCGCACCACATAGCAGTGCCTCAACCCAGCGGTTCTTTCGTTCCACGCCGTCATAAATCAGGCGCCCGTAACAAATCAATGCAGCTAAAACAGAGCCAGATATCTGCGGCCACGAGTTTTTCAGGCCGTTGAGTATGTCAACCCATAAATCAGGATGTTCTTTCATTGTCAGTCCCATAATTGAATAATGTCCTGATTGGGCGGCGGAGTGACATCCGGCAGCTCAACCCATTGCCCGGCAGCCAGTTGTGTTGTGATGCAGATATCCGGGTTCGCCTCCAAGACCTGCTCAACCACGCCCTGCGTGCGGCCATAGTGACGCCAGCACAACAGATCCACCGTATCCCCCTGAAACGCCCTGACCTGCATCAGACCAACTCCGCTATCATGCGAGGCTGAGCTAAAATATCCCTGATGGCGTTTTGCCCGTCACGGCGCAGGTCATCAATTTGTGTAGCGAGTGCGTCAGCATGTCGTTCGCCATCGCGTGTGGTGTCAATGTCGCGATAGTTTTCAATCAATGCCGCTTTAGTGAAGCTGTACACCGCATGACGATAGCGGAACACATGCGCCGTAGTGCCATTGATGGTCGGCGACAGCGCCGCCTCCAGTGACATCACACCGTGACTTTCCTGCTCATGCTGCCACGCCATCAGTTGCTGATTGACAGCCAACACGGCTTCCGTGGTCATGTGCATCAGCCGCTCTGTCGTCACCGCCCCATTCAGGCGCATTGAATTGCGCAAATCAGCCAGCACAATATCCGGCCAGAATGCACCAGAGATCACTTTTGCGCCGCCATCATTGATATCCACCGGGTTGTCAATGGGGCGGGGTTGTTTTGTTGCCACTAAGCTCATGATCCACCTGTTGAAAAGTCGGCGGTGAACGGTAAAACGGACAGGGCTTAAAAGCCGTTCGGTTCACCGTGCCGCCGGGCACGCGGGGTGCATTCTGTTAGCGGGAAGATGTCTTCTTCTCCGCTGTTGTCTTGGTTTTAGGCGGTTTCTTGCCTGTCGTTGCGGGCTTCGGTGCAGACGGCGGTATTACCGTACCCTCCGACTTTTTCAACTCCCGCATCAGGGTTTCAATCTCTTTCTTGACCCCGATATTGGCAAACAACAAGAGTGCCTCCTGCATCAGTGACAACGCCCGTTCCTGGGCTGCCCGTTGGGGCTGGATACGCAGGGTATAGGCCAGCGTTTTAAACAATTTCGCCCTGACCTGATTTGGCATATCCAGCGGGGTAACCAACTCAGTGAGCTGCTCCAGTATGTCCAACGGTATCGGATCTAAGGTCGTGTCACCGGTAGCAAAAATCGTGAGTGCCTGATCGCAAATTTCATCCACCAATAATGGCCCAATGGTGCGCTGATAACGGTCAGGTAAGGGCAGGTTATGCCGAATGACATACGCCGCCAGTGTCAATGCACGGCCATAGTTGCCAATGTCTATCTGCCAAATCATGATATGGGTCAGCACCTCATCAGCCTGACCGGTATCCGCTGCCAGTACACCGTCAATCCAGCCGTCATAGGCTGCCATCACAGTGCGTTTATACTCAGCTTTGCGCGCTTTCCCTTGCAGGCCAGACAGCCGCGCCTGATCGATGCGCAGTCGGTGCAGTACCTGCTCGTAAGCCGTCAGTGTTGCCGATGACATATGTTCATCGCCCCTGCGTGCCGCCATGGTGCGCTGCCAGTGTTCTTGTGCCGGTGTCAGCATCATTCCCCCTTGACCCGATGCCGGATAAGCCGGCACCGGAAATTGTGGTTAGTCGGTGCTGCCTTCGGCACCCGCAAACGAGATACCTTCAATCAGGCAACTCAGGCCGTAATCTTCAATGACATAACCGTCATTACTCTGGGCATAGGTGGCAATACGGTTGTATTCCGGCTCATTTTTGATGTAGCGGTTATACTTGCCTTTCTGCCAGTAAAGCGACAGGTTTTTAAAGGTGGTGATCAGGATTGCCCCGTCAGGGAAAAACGGCGCACGAAAGACCGGCAAACCGCCCAGCGTGCTGAGTTTCATCAGCTCATTGCCCGCCAACAGCTCCATATTAGGGTTATGCTGGCTGTGCTGGTTCAGGATGCGAAAGTTCTTCTGTGTGGTCAGGCGTGAACCGGTGATAGCAATCAGTCCCGGTGCACTCTGGTGCCACGGATCTAACAGGGATGTCACGGCATCATAAACCACCGAATCATAGTTGCCGTACTGGCCTTTCTTGATGATTTTCCCGTCTTCATCCCGACGGGTGAGGGTAATATCTTTCATTACACGCTGCGGAGCCTTGTTGCGCAGGTGCTGCAACCAACCGATATTGACATCCTGTAACAGCGGGTTTTTCTCCCGATCGGATTTCACGGCAACGGATGTACCATTAAATCCAATCATCAGGCGGTCATTGGCCTCTTGCTGGACAATCTGCTGGCTCACCAGTTGTTGAAACTCCGGGTGACCAGCCCACGCATCCAGTTGCGTATAGCCAATGTAGGTGTCGAAGTTGGTCTGTTCACAGCGATAACGGCTGCCTGCTAATTCATGGACGCTGATCGGTTCCCTGCGATCCGTGGTGGAGGTATTGCGGCTGGCAATGGTACGGTGGATACCCACACCGATTTTCTCACCTTCCTGCTCAGTTACACCGATTGAATTGACCTCTTTCAAAAAGGGGCTGGATTCCATCTTGGCTTTTTCCAGTTTCTGCTGGACAGCCGGCGCAACCGTCAACTGAATGTGATCGCCCTCGCGTTTCACGCCGTTCAACTTGCCTTGCTGATCAAGGTAGGACAGATAGTGCTGACGTCCTTCATTACTGAGTGACATAGATAAAATTCCTGTAAGCAATCAATTAATAATCGGCCAACACCTGCGTTGAACCGCTCGCCCCCGGTCGCTGCACCGAAGAATCATCCTGCTGGCTGAGCTGGCTTTTCAGCGTACTGAGTTCAGTTTCCAGCGCGGTAATTTTTTCCGACTGGCTGGCACACTGGCTTTCCAGTTGTGACAGTTTGTGCAGTTGGTTGAGTGCGTCACCGCATTTTTCCGCCGTTAACTGCACCATCTCACGCAACGTGTTCAATTCGGCGCTGTTATGCTCACGATGCATCCCCAGCGCCTTTTTCACGGATAAAACAAACTTTTCCCCGATGGACTTATCGGCGGCATTGTGTTGTTCGGTGCTTTCCGTCAGTTCAACCATGGTCTCCAGTGAGGCAGACAAATAGCGGTCATCACTGACAGGCAGCCCGCGCGCCTGCACACTCAGCTTGATTAATTCTGTTCCCACTGCCGCAGGGTTATCCGTCAGGGCAATGCCGGTCAGGTAGGCGCTTTGGGTCTGTGGAAAACGTGAATAAAATTCAATACTGGAAAAAACCTTCTGCCCGCTCTGGTTCAGCTTAATGAGCGCCGCATCTTTTTCTTCATCCAGTTCAACCGTCGCCTCCAGCGCCAGCTTGCCCTGCAACGGGCCATCTTTGATCTCGTAGGCACGTGCTGACTGCACCATCGCAAACTGGCGAAACGTGCTATCAGGGTACGGGCTTTTGATGTGTTCCAGATTTAAACGGGCGGCATACAGACGAGGGTTATAGCTATCTGCCATCTGCTGGATTTGTTCGCGAGAGACGGCAAACCCGTTCAGCGTCATTCCCTCGGTACAAACCGTTAATTTAATGGTTTTTGGCATGGTTGCTTTCTCCAACAAGCCATTTCAGTGGTGTTCGGTTGATGGTGTTATGTTCGCAGCCGATGGCGTATCACTCAACGCCTTCGCCGTGTCGCGGTACGGTGACAAATGGCAATCATGGCAGTACGCGCGCGGGTTGTGGGAAAGTAAAGGCATGACGACGACAGCACACGATCCCCGACAAGAAGCCAAAAGTTTGTATTGGCAGGCTTACAGCGTTGCGCAGATAGCAAAACGGCTGGGCGTCAGTGTGAATACCCTGTATTCCTGGCGGCGGCGGGATAAATGGGATGATGCCAACCCGATTGAACGGGTCAGCGACGAGCTGCCCGTAAAAATCTTGCGCATTCAGGCGAAAGACACCCTGACCCCGCACGATTTTAAGACGCTGGATTTTCTCTATCGCCAGTTGAAACACTTTGATCGCCATGAAGTAAAAAAAGAGAGCACGAAAAAGGCGAAGACACCGAAAAACCACTTCACTGAGGAACAAGTGGCGGAATTGCACGCGCAAGTTTATGAATCCCTGTTTGAGTACCAGAAACGCTGGTACAAGCAGAAAGAGCGCCGCAACCGCATGATATTAAAATCGCGCCAGATTGGGGCAACCTGGTACTTTGCCCGTGAAGCGCTGATCACCGCACTGGAAACCGGCCATAACCAAATTTTTCTGTCAGCCAGCCGCGCGCAGGCGTTCCAGTTCAAAAAATTCATTCAGATGGTTGCCCGTCAGGTCGGCGTTGAACTCAAGGGCGGTGATGAGATTATTTTGTCCAACGGAGCCACACTCTATTTTCTCGGCACGTCAGCGGCGACCGCACAATCGTATACCGGTGATCTCTATTTTGATGAGTTCTTCTGGGTCAGTAATTTTATGAACCTGCGTAGAGTAGCGGCAGGCATGGCGACCCAAATTGGACTGCGGCGCACTTATTTCTCTACCCCTTCCAGCGAAGAGCACGAAGCCTATCCGTTCTGGACAGGGGACTTTTTCAACAAAAGCCGCCCCCACAAGAAGCAAGTCACTTTTGATCTCAGCCATAAAACATTACAACCGGGCGTTTTGTGCGGCGATAACATCTGGCGGCAAATTGTCACCATTCATGATGCCATTGCATTGGGTCTGGATAGGGTTGATTTGGATGAAATCGAGGGCGAAAACAGCCCGGAAGATTTCAATAACCTGTACCGCTGCATCTTCGTGAAAGCCGGTGAACGGGCGTTCGATTATAACGCGCTGATCCAATGTGGCGTTGACGGTTATAACGAAGATGTCTGGCCGGACTGGAAGCCATATGCACCACGACCCTTGGGTCACAAAGGCGTTTATATCGGTGCCGATCCCACGGGCACAGGCGGCAATGGTGACGGGCTGGGGCTGGTTGTCATGTCACCGCCGACAGTCAGTGGCGGTAAGTGGCGGGTGATTGAAGCCTTACGGTTCCGGGGCATGGCCTTTGAAAAGCAGGCGGAGGAAATCCGCAAGCTGACTGAACGCTATCATATACTGGGCATCACCCTGGACGGCACCGGCGGTACGGGTGAAGCGGTGCATGAACTGGTCTGTAAATTCTTTCCAGCGGCGACCTTACTGAAATATTCCGCACCACTAAAGCGGATGCTGGTCATGAAGGCGCAGATGCTAATCCGCTCCGGCCGGCTCGAGTATGATGCGGGGATGCAGCAGGTTGCCACCTCATTTATGTCTATCAAAAAAATCATTACGCAGGGCGGTATTGTCACCTATGACGCTGACCGGACGCGCGGCATCGATCACGGTGATATTGCCTGGTCGATTATGAATGTCCTGTATGGAGAGCCGATAGCGGGCGACTCCGGCGGACATCAGTCTTCTGTTACGGAGTTTTAAACATGCAAACCAATTATCCGGCTGACAGTCAGCCTGAGACGAACACCGCCAACGACCCCAGGGCTAATCTGCCTGATGGGGTTGCCCAATGTGCCGCGTTTACCTTTGATACCCCCACGCCGATAACGTCCGGTGCCGACTTGCTGGATTGCATGGAGTGCGCCAAAAATGGCCGCTGGTATGAAACCCCGATTGATTTTTATGGGCTGGCGCGAGCGTTCTCATCAGCGGTCTATCATCAGTCACCGTTGTATTTTAAACGCAATGTGATCATGGGCTGCTTTCTCCCGCATCCGTTATTATCCCGGCAGGATATGGCGGCTTATGTACTGGATTATCTGGTGTTCGGTAATGCCTATCTGGAAAAGCGTACCCACCGATTAGGCGGGTTGTTAACGCTCCGGCATTCGCCTGCCAAGTACACGCGCCGGGGTGAAAACGCCGGCCAATACTGGTTTGTGGAAAGCTGGAACAACGAGTTTGAATTCCGGCCAGACAGCCTCTTTCACCTGATAAATCCGGATATCCATCAGGAAATCTACGGCCTGCCAGAATATCTGGCCGGGTTGTTATCTGCTAACCTGAACCGTTCCGCGACGATGTTTCGCATGAACTACTACGAAAACGGCAGCCATGCTGGCGTGATTGTCTACCTGACCGATCCCTTGGCTGACCCGCAAGGGGTTGATAAGCTGAAAGAATCCCTGCAAAAATCCCGGCGCGATGGGGCATTTAAGAACCTGTTTGTGTATGCCGCCAACGGTAAGAAAGACGGCTTGCAAATCCTGCCATTCAGTCAGATCAGTGCCAAAGATGAGTTTACCAATGTTAAGGAGGCGACCCGCGATGATTTACTGGCAATGCATCGTGTCCCACCACAACTGATGGGATTCTCACCCTCGAACGGCGGCAACTTTGGTGATGTGGAAAAAGCGGCTAAGGTATTTGCTATCAATGAACTCAGCCCCATCATGGAGAGCCTGAAATCCATCAACGATTGGGCGGGGGAAGAAATAGTACGCTTTGCCCCTTATGCCTTGCTGGATGCACTGACGGGTCAGTCATAACGCCGCTGTCATTAACACAGCGTGTAGCTATCGCGCTGTGTGCGTCCCCCCGCTCCCTCCCGCCCCAGCATCGCACTGATGCGCCCTAATGCCCCATTTTCAACAGATACAATCTCAAATGAAATTAATTCATTTCAACCCCCACCGCGCGCGCTTGCTCCCCCGCCTCGCCCGCACACAAAAGGGGCGTGTTTTTGTGCAGTTGTGCATCGGCGGGGAGACTTTACCGGAACTGGTCTTGCGTGGGGTTGGCGTGTCAAAAAAAATTGTGCAATGTTGTGTATTTTTGCGTGATGAAAAAAAGCTTATCGATTTGACGACTAGCGACCTGTGAGAGATGTTTTTACCATGACTCACGATTCAGTGAAGTGGAAGGTATGTAAGGGAGTTAACATGAAAAAAGCATTTGATGAATTTGACGGTTTCTGAGCTGAAGCTGAGCACTCAGGGGCGGGTATAACCCGCCTTTTTGTTTACTCAACTAATCGGGCAAACAACCCTCGGCACTACAAACAGTATTTAGCTATTCTGGAAATCTTCAGCACGGTCAACCAATACCGATAAAAAGGACGTTCTGGCAAGCTTATGCGCGTTTGGCGTCATGATGCTGATAAGCTGGTATTTTTCCGGCTCACACCAATGGCGCGTATAAACCAGATAACTATTACTCTTACGCGCCGCAACAGGCATCTTCGCCGGCCACGGTTCTTCATCCGGTAACTTAATGTGTATTTTGAACACGAAAGAAGCACAAAGGGAGGCATGATCTTCCCAGCGCCCCTCATCACCAAAAATAGCCGGTCTCAATCCGCCGTTTTTCCAGTCTTTCAAAAGATTGGCGTATCGTCTGGCAACCGCAGGTAATTCAATGTCTTTATGAATAGAAACAGTAACCACAATATCACCATCAATGAAAAGAAGGTTTATCGAGACCCAGTGCCTGATGTTCAGCACGGATCAACGCCTGAACCTCTTCTTTATTAAACTGGCTTGCGACCTCAAGCACTTTCGGTGATTCGTGCGTGTTTTTGGTAAACGTCAGAATTTCTTCAATGGTATAACGTAAATCCGCCGCTGCCCGACCAAATTGCATAATCTCTTTTCGAAGTGCCTGATCGGTCGTTTGACTCAATGCCTCTTTTGAGGCTTTCACCAAAGCTGTGCAAAACGTGATATGTTTTGTGAAGTAATGCTGGTTTTCTCTGGCAAACTTAGACAGACTCTTATCATCAATGGGAATGCGTTTTTCTTCCCATTCAGCCCGCAAATTCCGCAAATGCCCTCGCATACGATTAGCCAAATCAGCAATGTATTGCTGGGCTTCATCAATCGGCATATACACCATAGACTGATTAACATCCTGCAACATTAACGTATTCTGCGTGGGTGAGGTTGCTATGTAACTCCCCACATTATCAGCAGGCACGGGCGCTAGCGATAACGCCATAGTGGCCGCGATGGAAGAAATATTATTTTTGCCAGATTTCATATTGTAAACACTCTCAACAGTGTGAGTTAATCTCTCTGATTGAAGCATATCAAGGCGCATTATGTCTAGAAATTGCGCACTTGTTTATGCTTTTATTATGGTGTGACATGTCACACATCATCATTTGACGTCATGCCAGCCTAACGTAGCCCAGCAAGCTGAATCACCCGAAAAGCAGCATTCTGTTATCCTCCCTGATTACCAACGCGCATGAGGTAAACGGCACAAAAACAGCTCTTCAAATGCTTGCGGTGACCACATGTTACGGATCCGTTCCTCATCTAAGCGACTTTCAACATCATCAAACAACGTGACCGTATCGAAAAAAGCCGGCTCACCCTTCACACGATTTAGGGTAAAGAATGCTTTATAAGCCGCCGCGCCGTTATCCCCCGAGTCTCTGGAGGAATAAAACGTTCTTCGCCACTTTTGATGGTTTGATAACCCCAACGCCAGACGTATCAACTGAATAGGATCATCGGAATAAGCCCATTCCGATACATACACATCACCGTACAGGCTGACAGGACAACTATTTTCATGCAGAACGCGGATTTCAGCGCCATTACTGAGCCTTACCCCATGAATATCTTCGGCATTTTCGGTTAAATATGCTTGTTGACTTGGGAAATACTGCGCAAGGTAGTGAACAAAAAATGGCAAAAATTCCTTATTGGACAGAAAAAATTTATTTCGCCCCGTCCGACAGGAATCGCTTAACGCTTCCAGCACAAAATAATGATCAGCGCCTATCTGTCTGCATTTATGCAAAAAGCGGTTCCGGTGATATTGATTGGCCTTCCAGCGTTGCTGCCAGACGAATAAATCTAAAACAAATTTACGGTTAATGTTATTAACAATTTCAGGGGTTAAATTTAAGGTGATCATAAGGCAATCCTCGCTGCCAGATTTTCCGCAATTTCCTCAATTCGCTGGCTGAGTTGCTGCAACGTTCTAATATCATTACTATCCACTTCCATTCTGATCACATCGCGGACTAATTGATGCAGATTGGTGTAATACCTGAATGGCGTTAAAGACTCGTACCCCGCATTTCTTCCTGTCTGCGATACCGTTTTTTTATTCAGCGTGTATGATCGGCTATCCGAGGTAATCACGTATTTGCCTAAATTGATTCTCATTTTTGTCCCTCCTGAACCACATCAAAACTCTCCACATGCGCATAAAGTGGAATAATCTTGCACTGATAATGTCCCGTATCGTTATAATGCTCAGCTAGCCGTTCAGACTGCATTCTATTGTCTCTGTAGGCCATGACTTCATTGTGTTTTTCATCAAAAATCATATAGGACACGTGCCGCATACTTCCGCTATTGGTGATTTTGTCCAGTTGCACTTTCACATTGGGAAAAACCTGATTGAATGCCTCTCTTTTCTCTGTTATTTCAGTTATATACTGCTCGTAATATGGCTTAAACGCGTGCATTACGACATAAAACAACGTGCCGGTATTTTCATACTCACCGTACAACTTACCGCCCCGCACAAAGCAACGGAATTCATATGGCCCAACCCTTTCTAGCATGAATTTCTCATCAACCTGACTGAGATAATTAATCATTGCATGTAGTGATATGCCGTTGTAACTCATCATTATTTTTCCTCATTTCACCAATCTTCTTAATCCGCTGCCGCAGTGCCTCGCGGCGCGCCTCTTGCTGCCGTTCCGATCCCAGCGGAATAAAACTGCCATTCGTCCATAACTGAAATGGTTGTTT